CTATGCGAGCTCCTGATACTGCTTTTCCAGCTTTTTCAGGCGTTTTTTACCTACCCCACCCAAGACTTCTATGGCATGACGCAATCGCGCTCTGCTCATATCTGGGCCTAACACTTCCATCGAATCAACAACTGAGATCGACGAAGTTGTACCCGCAATAGCGATAAACAATGGCGGCATAAAATCCTTTAACTTGATTCCCAAGCCATCGGCCAAGGATTTCACCTCTGCGAAAATTCGATCACGCTGCCAATCATTTAACGATTCCAAGCGCCACGCCGCGCACTGCAACAAGGTGACTAACTCTTCTTCACTTAGACTTGAAGCGGCGAAGCTCGCGGGAGTAAGCGGCAACATACCCGACAAAAAGAACGCCGCCAACGGTGCCATATCGCTAAACACTTCAATTCGGGACTGCACATGCGGCAGCATTTTCATTAACGTCTCGCGGTTAAAGGCCCACTCTTGCATACGATCCGCCAACTGCTCAAGACTGCAATCTTCACGAAGCCACAAGCCGTTTAGCCAGCGCAGTTTTTCAACATCGAATATCGGCCCACCCAAACTCACTCGGGTGATATCGAAGTTGTCGATCATGGTTTGCAGACTGAATTTCTCGCTTTCATCAGGCATCGACCAGCCCATGCGGCCTAAATAATTCAACAGCGCCTCGGGCAGGAAACCCATGCGTTGGTAGTACCAAATACTGGTCGGATTTTTGCGTTTACTGAGCTTGCTTTTATCGGGATTTCGCAACAGGGGCAGATGGCATAACACCGGCATTTCCCAGCCAAAATACTCATACAGTAATTTGTGTTTAGGGGCAGAATTAATCCACTCCTCACCGCGCAGCACATGGGTGATCTGCATCAAGTAGTCGTCGACCACGTTTGCCAAATGGTAGGTCGGCAAGCCATCAGATTTTAAAAGGATCTGGGCATCTACCTGCCCCCACTCCAATTCAATTTTACCCCGCAGCATATCGTCAACTTCGCAGCGGCCATCGTCCTCAGGCACGTGCATTCGAATCACATAAGCATCACCAGCCGCTTCGCGACGCGCATGCTCAGCATCGTCTAATTTCAGATCTGAATACTTTAGAGCGGTATGCCCGCCTGCCTCGCGACGGGCTTCACGCAGCACATCCAATTCTTCAGCTGTCCTGTAGCAGCGAAAGGCATGTCCGGCAGCAATAAGTTGTTCACAATGCGCTTTGTAAATTTCACTGCGTTCGCTCTGGCGATACGGCCCGTGCGGCCCACCAACGTCTGGGCCCTCTGCCCACTCTAAACCCAGCCAGCGCAGTGAATCCAAAATCGCCTGCTCAGACTCTGGAGTAGAACGCTGTTGGTCGGTGTCTTCTATGCGCAGCAAAAACTCGCCACCTTGGCTTTTCGCAAAACAATAATTGAACAGTGCAATATAAGCCGTGCCTACATGCGGGTCACCGGTGGGCGAAGGAGCAATACGAGTGCGAACAGTCATGGAGTGTTTATTACCATTTGAATACAATAGACATTTAGCCTCACATCAATTTGCGTGAGCGGGCCATTCAGGCCGCCATTATACGTGCCGGACGAGGCAAGATTCACCCACCCGCAGAGGTATTTCGCGGCAGATGCACAAAAAATTACTTAATCGCCGCTTTTGCGTCGCCCCCATGCTGGACTGGTCTGACCGAAATTAATTTTTATTTAAAATCAATTACTTACAAAATTATAAAAATAAATTGAAGCAAATTTTAAGCACATACTTTAGCTTCCGGCGAGTAAAACGCGAGTTTACACCCACCAGTTAGCCAAATATTGGATTTTCGATTGCTTTATTTAGGGGTCGGGTTTAATAATCGGGATATCAAAAGGCAATTACAGGGAGGAAGGATTAGCGCGAAGTGTTTAAAAAGATGGCCCCTTTCAGAAAGGGGCACAGGTTCTTGGGATCTCGCCGTCAAACCAGACCCAAGGTATTACAACGGAATCATAGCCAATCAGGATGCGGTTGGCTACTTTTCCTTCAAATATCGGAGATTCACTCGATGCTGATTGCTTTGCAAACGATTGAGTTAGCCCTCGCGATCATTGCCAATGTAGCGCAGATTCTTTCTATATTCTGCCCCTACATTTGCGAAGATCACATTTTGCGACACTTATTGTTGTTGTCGTAGGGACTGCCGCCTGACCGATTAGCAGGGTCAGGCGGCTTTTGGATCGCACCCCACGAAGACCGACGCTTTAACTATTAATAGCTACCCCAACAGTGACCACTGGGGATTAACAGAGTTTTTACTCTGCCCCCAAATATCCCAATTCCCCAGCCACTACAGCGATATACGACTAATTCAATTCCAGCGCACCACACCCCCAGAGTGCCGTGGACAATAGCGCAACATATTGATTAATATAAATTTACAGTGCTTTTACTAAAAACCAATACACTGCCTTTATCACTTTTTAACTTGCACACACCTCACCCGAACAACTGGACTTTGATCAGGTGTATTAGCAGCAATTCCTTGCTTGGCCCTCGATTCACCCACCATAACGATTAATGCAGATGCGATATCAGTCGACGCGTTGTCACACGCAGCTTTAGAAGAGAACCCGCCCACCGTACTCATGCTTGGGTCGCGAATAGTCCCGCGGGGCGAATCAATATGCATTGTCACAATCAGTATCCATTCCAACATAGAAAATCCTTTTAAGTTGCTAAGCTAGCCGCATTATCGCTATATTTGCGTCACTTAAAAATAACTGTATATTCATACAGCATGATTACACTCAGATACAGATATAACTCGATATTCAAATCGGTACGCGAAGGCGACATCCCGAAGCACGAGCTATTGCCGGTACTGACCAAAGACGGTGATTTTGAGCGTGTGAAGTGGCTTGGCTTTATAGACCTTGAAGACGCGAAGGCAATGGCGAATGCCAAACCCGTGAAGCTGGATATTCACCAATACAGCACATCCGTCGACCCAATGCCTAAGTGGCGATATATGCCAGAAGGCTTGGCGGTACAGGGCTGCTTAACGAATCTGGGTGTTTACGCGGTAGCTGAAGATGGAAGGCCGCGAATGGTCAAAAGGCCCGCTCCAGAATAATCGTGCTATATTTCAGCAAACATGATCACGGAGGATCACATGCTAGTACTCACAGTCAAAGAAGGCGAAAGCATTTATATCGGCGATGATACTGTCGTAACGCTAATCGCAAAGCTGACCGGCGAAGCTGTTTTAAGAGTCGACACCGATCAGGTTATTACGATTGATAACAACGCACCCAAAACAATATTGCCAAATAAAACTGAAGCTTTCGGGAGCAATTAATGGCTTTAATTAAAAATATACGAATGGAGGGAGGTGCGGGTTATGGAATATTGGTTCAAGTTTTGGCGAAGTGCACACAATCACCATACTCCCACTGCCACTGGAAGCGCTCGCTTTACAAATACATGAAGGCAGACCATGCCAAAAGTCTTATGGTCAACGGTACCGTGAAGGTCGGGAGCCTTTATGATTTTCGAAATATCGACGAGCACGACGAGTGGATCGGCGACCGCCTAGAGGGATTCCAGAGCAGGTATACAACCAATACCTATTTTGAAAAAGAGAACTTCCACGGCGCAAACCTTGAAAATGTAAGGATCGATATGGGCGGCAGAGCGACCGCTACAGTTTTGTATAGCTCTCCAGATTATTACCTTTATTGCACAAGTATTCGCAAAGACAAAAAGATTCTATTGGAATCAGAAAAATATGATACGTGCGTCGAGATAACAAACCCGAACTTATTTTTTGACGAGCTCACAAAAGCAATTTCGAAAAGATTCAACCTCCTTTATCAATCCTACGAATGCAGGCCTGTTATATACAAAAAAAAATCTCTGCTGATTGATACTAAAAAGAAAATAATAACAAATGATCTTTGGTATACGAAATGCGACATTGCTCGCTATAGAAACCAAAGAGAAGTTCGAACCCGATGGGCCCCAATTAACAGAACCAAAAACCCCATAGACCCAAACTCTTTATCTCCCTTTGATGTACCGTCACTTTCACAATACTGCCGAATTATCGAGGTATGATAACTAAAAAATCAAACTAAAACGAACAGTCGCAATTTTTTGCTGCCCAGATATGGGCAGCCCATGCGCCAGCCCCATGAACATTAAGTCCCAATAGGGCATGAAGTCTCTATTAAATCCTGCACCAGCGCGAGCAACTCAGCGTTCGCGGCCTCAAACAGATCGACATCAATGTGCATAAAGTCGGTCATGTAACCGTCGAAGAAACCAGTCCCGGCAGTCGCTTTAGAACCCAGCGCAATCGCGCCGGTAACTGTAGGTGGTGTTAATCCTACAAACACAGATGCAGCGCCGCCGTTTATCGATAAGCGGATCTTGTCGGTGCCATCAAACGTAGCGATGTAATAATTCCACGACTCTTCTTGGCCCGCATCTAAATCAATTTGAACGGTGGCACCAGTACCGAACTTAAAGATAATTTCGTCAGCGCCAGTCTGGCCGACAAAAAAACCATTACCACTGTCAGCACCCAACATATAGCGCGCCTCCGCGTAGGCAGCAGCAGCTTTAAATGTGCCAACAAACGAAAACGCAGCATTAAAATCTGGGGCGTCTCCAGTTAACGCGCACTGTTGTGATGCGGCCTTATCAAACAAGGCAGATGCATAGTCACCAGCAGTACCAAGCGCAAGTGATGGCCTCTTAGTGTTTGTTGACTGCGTAAAAGTTTGACCCGTACCTTTGCGGTCAACAAAAGTGACTATTTTTGGCCCGTTCAGCGTGACGTGACTTGGGTCAGCTTGAAACCAATTTATTAGATTGTCGTTAGCAATTAGCGTTTCGGCTAATGTCGCACCAACCGGGCACTCAGTAAACGCGCCATCAATTACAAATCCAGACATGGTAAAACCCTCAAATTAAGAAACAGAAACAATATCGCGGCAAAGGCGAAAACGAATTTCAGGCGTGCAAGCTTCAGTAAAGCCTTTTGCGTACCAAAATGAGCGCGGGCCTTTTACGTAAAGACTGCACAGACCACCCGCCCATGTGTTGTCCCTATCAGGGGCACCCACACCGTTATTAGTCCCACCGATATATAGTTTTGGATTAGACCCGCTAGGCACTCCATCTAGGGTGATCAAAAGCTCTCGCGCTGACGCCGATGTATTGACTATCTCTACTGACGTGATCGCAGCACTGCTCGTATCGTCGTCGAAATAAATGCCAAAGTTTTCTGGTGGAACGCCGCCGCGAAGCCAGTCGGTATCTTCTGTGACCAAACCTTCTGGGCCATCGATGGTGCACGTAATCTCGTCACCATCAAGCACCGCAGCCGATACATAAAGGGGGATAAAGTCTTCGCCTTCGCGAATAAGACGATAAACATGCGCAAACAGCTCGCCAGTTTGCAGTTTGTAGCTCATATGGATGCCGCTATCGACGGCAATTTCACCGTATACCGGCCCAATACAAACCACATCAGGATCAGCCAAGGAAGTGGCTAACGCCTGCACGCATGTAAGTGGAACATTGGTTTCATCGAATGCATCAGAATTACGATTGTTCGGCTGGTAGGTCAGAACCTTTGGTCGTACGCCTGCGGCAATGTTGCCTGGTAACGCTTCACCATACCCACACACCTCGTCCGCAAACGCAGAGAGCAACGCACCATAAGTCGGATTAGCTCCGCCATCACCATCGTCAGGGCCAGCTTCATGGCCAATCAGGAAGTGTGCGTACATGATGCTTTCTTTTCCGTACACACCCGCTAACATCGAAGAGGTGGCAGGGATCATTTGCGCAATGTTGTCACCCTTAGTAGTGCCTGCCATAAACTCGGTCAGCGGCGTACCGCCTTCGTTGCTTGTGATCTGCACGTATACACGCTGCTCAGTTGAATTAAGCGTACTAAGTGGCTGCGAGTCCATTGCAACAATGGAAAATTGAATACAGTCTGGCGTCCAAGAGGCCACGCCATTTATAAACTCCGCATCCTGTCCGGCAGATGTAAGCTCTGCAATATCCCCCGGCTGATACTCAATTGGCGTATCCCCCCAATTCCGTGATCCCTTTATACCCATCGCTCGGTGCGCGTCACGAATTCCGAGCAGAATAGTGCGTAAGTTATTTGATGCGCCACCGGCACCAACATTAGACTGACCTGAATAAGACAAATTCTCTATTGGCTTGCTCGTCGCAGCAAATCGTATACCATTCCCTGTTTTTGGGACTATGACATCAACCGGCCCGAAAAAAGTAGGCATCGTCATTAAATAATTATTGTCGTCAAAGTTGCGATGGTCGTACCCCGCGAAACCAGCGATATGCTCAGCAGATGAACCGCCCGCGCTAATGAGATCCCGAATCATTTGCTCGGTACGCGCTGCGAACTTCCAGATATACGACTCACCCTTAGTGTTTACTGCTATCGCTGTGCGGCCGTCACTATCCGCAGCCAGAGGCGTGCCGTATGCTCCGTCACGGGCAATCTCAGAAGCCTGACCGGCCTGCACCGTCTTGGCAGACCAGACGCCGCCGCGCTTCCAGCCACCCGCAACGCGCAGCGCTTTATCTGTCCATGCCTGTATATACCCTACGATACCGTCACGAGGGTTGGCATTTACACGGCCTTCGATGGCTTGTTTATTTGGCTGTGTATCGATGTAATTAGCCTCTGGGCCCTCAATCACCTCGTACAAATCAACGTAGCCGTAAACGCTGCTACTAGGCACAGTGAAGCTCTGCCCCACTTCCCTATTTGCTGAAATTACAACAGTGGCGGACGCGCCAGTTAAACCAGGCGCAGCTGCAAAACTAACCGTAGGTGCTGATGTATATCCGCGCCCACGAGCTGTGATTTCATACGCGCTAACTGCACCACTAACTACAGTAAACCAACCCGCCGCACCACTACCCGCACCACCCGTAAATGCCAGTGCGTATATGCCTTCTGTGCCGCCAGAACCAGCAACCAGTGAATCGAGTGAATAAACACCACTACTCAGAGCGTCAGCAGTATTGGCGTATCTCTCACCCGCAGCCTGAGCGGAACTTGCTGACGCTGCAGCATTAATGGCGGACTGAGCTACCTGGCTATTTAAATCTTGGATTTCAACTAATACCTCAGTCACATCAACAACCAAAATATCCCGCAGTAACGGTGCCGCATACCCACCTTTACTGACTTGAATGTCTACCCTTTCCGCCGATGTGTAGACAAATACTTTCGCGCTGGCATCTGCATATGCGGGATTACCGAGCGGGGTTTCGCTGTTGTCTGAAAAAAGGGTGGCGCGGGTTTGTGTGCCTGCCAAATAAACATCTATGGTTGCGCCAGGCAGCAAGGCGCCGTCCTCGGCCCTTGCAGCGAAGAATTGAATGGGTTGCATTTTTGGTTTCCCGATTAGGTGGTAAAGGTTATTGCGGTGGCGAAGGTAAGTTCGCTGCGGTCGCTACTCCAGGTGTCGTAAGCGGCTGCGCATAGGTAGTAGGTTTCGGCTAGGTCTAGGCCGGTAATATCGCCGGCTGGGTCTGTGCCGCTGTAGCCCACGGTGCCTTCGGTATTTGGGTCAAAACCTGAGTCAGTGGAGTAAACGAAGACGTAACCCGCGGCGTCTGTTGCGCTGCTGGCATCGCAACTTACAGATGCGGTCATCAGCGTTACCATCGCGGCTGTTCCTGTGACGGCAGCAGGCGCGGTGTTGGTCACGGTTATTGATGTTGGTGCGGCGTTGCCGGCGGCGTTGCGTTCTACAATTTCAATTTTGTAGCTGCGTTTTACTGCGCCATCTGTAACCGCATCATCACGCAGATAGCTGTATGCAGTGCTGGTGGTGATGACTTCTCGCAGTAGCGCATCAGTATCGGCCCTGCGAATGCGCACCAATCTGTCTTCTGCGCGGGCACCCGCCGCCCAGCTAACGGTAAAATAGATGCTTTCAAACGCGCCGACTAGTGCTAAGTTTTGAGCTTGGCTAGGGGCTACCTTTTCCGGTGACAACAACACGCTGTAGGCGGTTACATCTGCCAGATCTTGCAGGGCGCGACCGTACACATTAAAAGAGCGAAACTTTAACCAGACGGTGTCGCCAATTTGATCTTCTGCATAGTTTTGTTTCCACACAGCATCATCCAAACGCACAAACGGTGTTTCGGCAGCATGGGCACTATTTGCCGTGCTTAGTCTGCCTCTGCGCAAGTACTCAAGGTCGTATTCACCCAAGCCCGTGATGGTTGAATCGCGGTAGCTCAGCAGCTCGCCACCTACCCAGCATAGCGTTGAGCCAGCATCTGCCTCGGCAGTGGTCGCGGCGGTGAGTTCTGCAAAGGTGGTTAACTGAACTGACAGGGTATTGGCTTCGTCCGGATCCGCACCGGCTAGCAATTCTTCTGTGAGCTCACCGTATCGCGCTGGTCCATATATCGCGCTCAACAAGCGATAACTATCACCGTCGGTACTGCCCCATACTTCGCAGCCACCCCAGGCATTAGTTTGGCCTGCAACTGCAACCCAAACTTGATGCTCACCCGTTAATAGCAGGCTTTCTGGCGGATTAAAAATAACGGGGGCAATAACATCACCAGGGTCAGCATTTTGGTTGCTTTCGAAACCGCTAGCGCTTTGCACCGGGTAACGCTGTGCACTGCCCACACCGAGTAAGGCATCTTCAGCGACAACGGTTAATTTGCCGTTGTCGTCTTCTTCAACAGATATGAGCCGTACTAGGTGATCATCCAAGCCCAAGCCCGGTTCTGTAATGCTGACTAAGTCCATTGCTTCAAGCAGCACATGCTGCCAGCCCAATGCAAACTCATATTCGTTACGCACATAGAGTTTGCGCTGTACTAGCAGCTGGGAAATATGCGCTGCTATTTCAGCATCGCAAATTTCATAGGCTTTGATGGTGTCCATTGGCCGCAAGCCGAATTGCTCTATCGCGGCTTGGTCTGCCGCTTTGGCCACATCGGTATTGTATTCGTGATTGCGGTCTAAAAATTCAAGTGAGACTTCGTTATAACTATCGGCACTGCTGCGGATTTTAACGGTAACCGGTGGCTCGCCTTCCGCCGGCAAATAGTCGTCTAAACCAAGCGATGCAACCGGCGTATTGTCTGGCGTCCAAGTGGTGCTGTTGCCGGTGACTTCTTCATCACCATAGGGGATGATTTTTAATTTACCGCCAGACCACACCATTTCGCTGTTGGTCAGTGTCATCCACCGAGACAGCACCTCACTTGCCGGGGTTTGCTCATCTAATACAGGGCTAAGCAATAAGCCTTCTGCCAGGCAGTAATCTTGGTAGTCACTTAAATCTGCGATCCACAAAGGGTCAAAGCCAACGCCGCTCATAGGGTCAATTAACAACGCGGGAATAAATACGCCGGGGTTAGCATCTGGCAGGCCGCTTACTTGATATGGGCCATCCACCTCAAACGTATGGTTTGGCACACCGGCATTGTCGTTAAGCAAATAATCACTGGCGTAGACATAGGCTGTATCTGAGTACGCCAGTGCCTCTAAAGGATGATTAGTCTCTAAATAACCCCACACCGGCTGATCGCGCTCACCTGATGCAAAGTTAAGACCTATCTGCGCCAAGGCGGTGATGGGAAAGCCAGGTATTAACTCAATGGTTTCAAACACTTCTTTATCGCGAAATACTCGGCGCACACCTTCCAGCTCGCCCACGCCCAAACCTAAAATAATAGAGGCATAATAGGTGTAGGTAGTATCTCTTTGAGTCACCCCGCCGCCACCTTTACCACCAGACTTCTTTTTGGTGGTGTGCGCTACCGCTTCAAAATCGGTGTAGTAAATAAGGTTTGGACTAATGCGACCGCGCCCAGCCAACCACACAATGGGGCTACCACTTGCACTACGCTGCACTTGCAGGGCATTTATGCGCGGAGCGCTTGTCGAGATTGTGCTGCTACTCCCCCCCATTTTCTACCCCATAGCTATTAAATGTGTAAAACAAAACCGGCCTACTGCTTAGCCTTTCTTCGTGCATATCTGCCCACTCAACGCCAATGCCGCGATAAGAATGAATGACTCGTCGGTCATCCATCACCACCGCGCCGTGGCTGTAAGTCCGGCCAAATTTCCATATCGCCACATCACCAGGTTGTGGCTGTTCCACTGGGTGGCCGTAGGTATCCATCCAACCCAAATACAATTCTTGGCCACGGTGTAAATGCCAGTCTTGGGGGTAGTCACCGGGGTCAATTGCGGGCAGCAAACCGCACTGGTTATAGACTTTGATTAACAACCAGGCGCAGTCAACGCCTAGACCACGAACGCGCTGGCGGTGCATATATGGTGTGCGTAACCATGTTTGTACTTCTGCGAGTACCGCGGCGCGCTGTTGTTGCTCTAAAGGGCTCATAGTGCAGCCTCTGCAACGGGTATAAATGGGAAGCCACGAAAGCGAGCGCGGTTATTAAATTTGTTGGTACAGGCGCCCAAGGTTCGCGGGCAGCCGGGATAAATTAAAAATTCATCGCCTTCCGATGGCGCCGTAGGCAACGCAAGAATCAAGCTCACTTCGCCACTGTCTACTTGGCGCCGCACCGTGCGCGCAACACCTTCGTTAGCGCCGCTGGTAAACCGAATAACGCCTTGGTCAAAATAGCCTGTGTCGTCGCTAACATCTGTGAGAATGACTAAACCGGTATTAGCGCCTGCTTGCACCGTTCCCGCTGTTTCAAACAAGCTGCGATCAACACCGCAATCATCGCTATAGACCGTGCGCAAACAGGCTGGCCGATACACTCCGCGAGGCACTTTGGTGTCTAATAATTCCAACGGAGACTTAACAGTAAGCACTGCGCTTTGGCGGTCAGCTGGGTCTACATCTGCAACGCGGCCAATAAAGCGCGGCACAGTACCCACAACGGGCTGGCCCCAATCGGCCATAAATGCTCTTTCTAGTTCAACTGTTGCACCGTCGAAACCCCGACCAATAATGAATGGCAACAACGGCTCACCCAGCAATGTATCTTGCAGGCCAGCACGCAAGGTAATACTTAGTGTGTCTACTTCTATACCGCGCACTGAGCGAATTCCTGTGCGGGTAATTAAAGGCCCAGATGCCGAATAATTATTGCCCTCATAAAAAATGGTGGTGTCTACATCTGTGTAGCGCAACACCTGACCGCCACCCAAACTGAAGGTGTATAAATCGGCCATTACAAAGCTACGAGCTGACGCCAGAAAGGCTTTAAGCTCTGGGCTTGCATCAATCATTAATTAGCTCGCTAGGGTTTAATGCTGGTGAACGACAGGGATTTAATTTCCCATATTTTTGAGAACGGCTGACCTAAGCCAAGGCTGTCATTGTCGAATCTGCACAGAAAATAAAACGCACCAGACCAGTTCAGCACTGCATCTAATGCAGGCGCGGTGCTAAATGTTATTTGCCCCAATTCACCAATGGTGTAATCGAAATTAGGCACACCATCGACAAGAACAGCATCGACACCCGCAACCGCATAAACCGGCTCAGTCCAACCCATAAAACCACGGCACAACTGGAAGGTGACCGTTGAGCCATCGCCAATACCAAAGTCTTGTTCGGTCACTAAATGGTCATAGCGGTCAAAGTAACGAAACTCACCAAACGCACCACGACGGCGGTTATAAAAAGATAACATTTCTGACCATTCATCAAGACCCGGACGCTTACGAACAGCGTTATAGCCAAGCTGAAAATGCCACAACGGCGCAGACCTATAAGAGGTTGTTCTGGTGCGACCGCTGGCCGCCATTTGCGTACCAGTGGCCCATTCTGGCTCTTTCTTTTTTAGTAGAGTTTGACCAGGCATATAGGGCAGCACGTCATCTTCTACAGCCCCAACATCCGGCAAGCTCGCGATCCAACGTGCCGGCCAAAAAGGACCTATCATGCTATTGATACCCCATTATTGCGGCGCAAGCGTTGCAACTCTTTGGCGATAACCCCGACGTTCCTGCGGATTTCAGAGGGTGATAAACGGCCACTGTTGTCGTGGTAATTGATGGTGTCGCCACCGCCACCCAAGCCGCCTTCACCACTCGCTGCATTACGAATCACATTAGCGTACTGTTTAGGTAATACCATTTCTTGTTCATGCAACTGAGTTAGCGGGTTAGTTCCTGCGGGTATGTCGTAACCACCTTCTGCAGACGCCACGTTTTTCACTAAACCAAACACAAAGGCGCCAGCAGCAGCGGCCGCAATTACACCCAGCGCGGGGCCAATAATGGGTATGGCAGCCATAGCAGCGAAGGCCGCAGCCATCGCTTGATACCCACTTACCAAAATATTTTTAACCGCAACACCAGCCCACAGCAATACCGACTTAACCGCGCCAACCTCTTCAGCAGCGCCACGGGCTGCTACGCCAGTCACTGTTGCCGTGGTTTTTGCTGTCTCACCAAACAACCACGCCATAAGCGGCTTAGTTACCATGTTATCGATAAAGGCCACGCCAATGCTGCTGAATATCCCTTTCAGTAAACCTTGGGTGCTCATGGTGCCGGTAAGAATTCCGTTAAGGCCATTCGTCCATGTTTGCTGCAAGCTACCCATCATTCCCGCCCAGTTACTGCGAGACTCCATAGATTGCCGCTGACTAATAAGCTGGATGTTATTGCTATGCTGGCGCTGTAGTTCAAGCATTTGCTGCTGAACTTGCTGCATTGCAACGGGGTTGCGATCGGGATCCTGCTCTAAGAGTAATCGGCGCTGCTCTAAAGCATTACGCTCGATCTCATATTTGCGGTTTTCAAACTCCTGCTGCGCTGCCAACAATTGCTGCTGAGTCATCACGCCATCTTGCACAGCCAACTGAGCCATTTGCTCAGCGTGGGCAATGTCTGCCAGACGCGCTTTTTGATTTGCAGCTAATTCCTGCTGCCGCATGTTCTGAATTTGCTGTTGTTTTTCGCGTTCAATGGCCACCACTTCAGTTGCGGCACGCTGATATTCACGACTGTCTGTACCATAGAGCTGAGCGCTACGCTGCAAGGTTTGCTGCGCAATTTGCAGCCTTGCGTCCATATTATTACGGTATTGTTGGGCTTGGGCTTGCAAGTCAGCAAAGGCAACACCTTCACTTTGGCGGCGCTCTGCCGTGAGTGCAGCCAGATACTTGCGCTGTACGCCGATGCGTTCACCAGACTTGATATCTTCACGCTGCAGAACAGACTGCCAATATTCAGCCTCTTTGCTCAGCGAGAATTGATGATAAGTACCCTGCTCTGACTGCTGTTGTTGATGGGCAAGTTTTTGCGCATCTAACACCGACTGCCATTCATTTACACGTGATGTGCTACCTGCCCCGCCGGTTGCGTCATCTTCACTAGTGGGTTTATCTTTGATTGCAGCTTTAAGCGCATTCTGATGCTCTATTGTTTTAACCAACTGCGCTTGCAATTGTTCTAAAGCAACCATTTCACGACCATAAGCCGTCAACTGCGTTGTCCTGCCCCTCTTCTCAGACCTTGTCGTGTCACCGCCTGCCGCTGCCGCGTCTACTGATTTTTGCTGTTCAACAATACGCAGGGTCAGCTCCGCAATACCTTTACTTACTTGCTCTGCATCTAACGATGTCAGCCTAGCCGCTTGCAACTCAGACTTTAAATCGTCCAAAGTACGTTCAAAAGTTTGTTTATTCGCGCCTCGGCGTTTATTCGACAAATTACTGAGGCTAACTTCTAACCGAGCAATATCACCCTCTATTTCGGGTATGCTGCGCTGCAAACCACCCATTGAGCGAAACATGTCGTTAAAAAAGCGGGAAGTATCTGCAAGCGTTTTATTCAATGTAACAAAAGCAGGCTCCAACAACGTGCCTACAGTAATTTTTAAATCCAAACTGCTTTTTTCTAAATCTGCCTGACTACCAGACAACCCCTCTGCGGCTTTTGCGGCATTGCCTACCTGCGCGCTGGTTTCGCGCATAATTCCCGCGTGCTCTGCTTGTATCTTCTCAGTTTGAGAAAGTTGATCACGAGTTTTACCAATCTTAGATGCGTACTCCTCCCACATCTTTGACACATTTTTAGTTACACCAGCATTATCAACCAATATCGAATTTTCATTCTTCAAACCTTCAGTAGCGGTTAGTACCGCATCTGACAGCCCAAGGTTTGCTTGCCGATTAAATGCAGCAGCATCCTTCAATCTATTAATCGTTTCTACTGCTTGATCAATGTTATAGCCACGACTTAATAGATTTTGTAGTGACTTACTCGCATCCGTTACTGTCATTAGCCCGTCGGCTGTAAGTTTTTGCGCTTCAGCCATAGCACGACCAATACCAATGCCTGAACTGTTTGCAATAGATTCCAAACCGCGAAACGAAGACTGCGACTCTAATAGCGCTGTTTTACTTTCAGCAGCAAAGTTCTTAATTGCTACAACTGAGAATGCTGCCGCCATAGCAACACCCAAACCCTTAAAATCACTTCTAAGTTTGGCACCCATAACACCAAACGCATCATTGGCTGCCTGACCCATTCGGCCAACAACTTTTTGGGTACCATTCATGTCCGTATTAATGCCACGCAACTCACGATTAAACGTAGTGCGCGCGTCCTTCATTTTGCGCTCAATACTGTCTATGGCTTTATCAAAGCCTGCATTATTCGCAGAGACTTGATACTGAATGCGTTTTTCCATAAATCACCACACCACATAGGTGTAAATAGGAGTTAATCGACAGGAATAAAATTATCTAATGCCTTGCGCAAATGCGGCGGCAGGTCGTCGCCAAAATCGGCGGCAAGTTCTGCAATAGTCGCATTTAATTCGGGTGCGCCTTTGGTTTGGGTTTCTGGCTTATAGCCCATATAGCCGGCCACCAAAATATGAACCGGTGGATGTTTGGTCCAGTATTCCGTCATGCTGGCCACCATAGGGAAGTCCCATTCACGCCTCAACGTTAAGGGGCTATGCCCTGTGCTGGCCACCAGGTGTGCGTAAAGTTGGCCCCAGTCTATGGGGCCTGAACTTCCCCCGCTTCACCCGCCGCAACCGGCTCCATACCAGATGCGTTCATGATGGCCTGAACCACGTCTCGCATGTTGCTCAGGTCGATTAGGCTACCCACTTCTGCACGTTCCATGTCTGGGTAGTTACGACGAAGCGCAGCGTGGGTAGCATCGATGACCGTGCCAATGGCGGCCATATCAATAACGCCATTCATTACATGGTTGATTGGCTCTAGGAGCTGCTCTAAATCACCCAGCGACAGCGGCGGAATAACCAGCACTTTGCCACCAGCGAAGGTGAAGCTAATGCCTGGTACGCTCACTACGCTCATTCGTTCGCGCTCCAGTAGGCGACCTCGCCAAATTCATCGGCATAGCCGGTAAATTCAAAGTCGGGAATGGTGTAGTCGTCTTGCTTGGTGGCAATACCCAGCTTGTTACTGACAAAGTTGGGCACTTTAACGTACATAGATTTGCCTTTGTACTTGAGGTAAAGCTCGCCTTGGAATACCGGCATATCACCCATTGGCAGGTTCTTAATAGACAGGCTAGTGCCGGTTGCCAATGTGTAGCGGTAGTCGATAAACACCGGCACATCTTCGTCTGCTGCTGCAAATGTGTAGGTTGCTGTGCCAAGGTCAAAGGTGTATTCACCCGTAGCTGGTGTGCTGGCCACGCGAGTAAGTGCAACACCGCCTGTGGTGCGCACACCCAAGTCACCGGTTAAGGTGCCGCTGTTCGGTGGGGTAACTACAATAGTGGGCGTTTCAGGTACTGGTGTTGCAGTGGTTTCGTGGTGAACCAATACTTGGCCGGCAGTAACCGTTTGCCCAAAGATCAATTTATTCCACTGCTCAACGCTGATCTGAGCGGACTTAGCCTTACCACTCAACTTGCCCATACCGCGAGCGGCGTCAACAGCAAATTGATCACCACCAAAAAGTTCTTTGGTGTCGAAAGTGATATCAATACCACATTCTTGCATTACACCAAGCAGAATGGGGGTTGGGTTTGCGATGGCATTACCCATTGCGTCCATTAATGGCGTTGCGTAAAACAAGCCGCTACCAAATGCGATTTGCATAGTGTTTACCTCAGTAATAAGTGGGGCCAATGGCCAAGTCAGATGAATTACACAGGTAGGCAAAGCGGTACCGCATCATGCAGTTGCCTGCAGTGTTGTCGCCCTCTTCTTCTACCCAGTCGGTATAAAACCGTTGCACTCGGTCGGCCATCGGAAATACATCTTGGGCCATGAGTGCGCGGTGAATGACAACCTTGACCTGATCGGCCAGCTTGTCCCACGGGGTGCTTCCGTCCGGTGATTCGCGAGTTAAGATCTCTACCGACATTTCAAATTGGCAGCGATCTACATCAAAACTTTCACGTTCTGCTGTTTCTAAATCTGGGCTAAGTACAATGGCAGGTGTTCCGCCACGGGTAATGGCTTCTGTTCGACTGCGATACACACGATCTTCAGCCAATGACCCACAGTTAAGCAGCAGCGTTAATGCCTGCTGCATAATCAGTTCTTGCATTGATTCCATGACTTAGCTCTGATTTACAACTTAGCTAATGACGCAACGCTAAATGCGCCATCGTCAATTTTGCGAAGGTCTCTCACGCGATAAGATTCGCTGGCTACCATCACTATTTTTTGTTGCACAATACCTAAGGCAGCAGCTTGGGCAGTCATGACTAGAATCTCGTAGTTGCTCGATTGGCTATTCAAACCACCCAAGCCGTTGATTTCATCCGGCATGTCGCGAATGGCCAGAAACGGTTGCCCGTCTACCTCGCCACCTACGTCAAAGTCTTCGAGAAATCCTGCAAGATCCTCATCAATCATCGCTTTTTACTTCTGAAGATTTTTTGGCTGGCAATTTAACTTGTGCGGATTTCTTCAATCGCAAACGAGCACGGTGCAAGGCTGCAACGTCGTCTGAAAGTTGAATTTCATCACCAACCGGCACCTTTGAACCATCTGGTAACAGAAACGGCATACCAATGACTTTGTACGTTTTATTTGTCATCACCGCCGTCCTCTTTCTCGTCGGCATCACCTTCGCCATCTAATTCAAGCTCAGAGTTTTCGCCGGTATCGTCATCAGCAACGCCAGATCCATCATCAGAACCGCCTACCCCATCATCACCCGCGTTCTTGCCAGATCCTTGATCGCCGCCGCTATCATCTTCGTCATCGTCGACAACTCTGCCGTTGACCATTGGTGACAGGCGTTGCGCCAGGGCTTTGTCCGGTTTACCGGGGATATCGATTACCTCGCCGACCTTGAACATAATCGGTTCAATAATTTCAAACTTATTCTTTGCCAGTTTTTTGAGGCAATGCATGCGCGGAGCTGCTTGCTGTGCTGTAAGCACAATAATCCCCGCAAACAAGGTCACCGGCATATTTACTCGGTACTTGGCCATAATTCAGGCTCCATAAATAAATAAAGAGGCCTAAAAAGACCTCTTTATTTTGGGGTTTAGTGGTTACAAAACGGGTGATTAAACCAGTTGGTTAAGCACCGCGTACTGCCAGCGACCAAAGCCCACGTTACGCCAAGTGTCTACACCGTATTGGTGAGCATCGTTGTCGAATTCGTACTCTGAGCCTTCTGCTTTTGCCTTCATCACCACATCAGTTTCTTGCTGGCGGATGAATGCTTTTAAGCGGCCATCGGTACGGAAGGTTGCGAACTTGTCTGTCCAGGCACTCAGGCGCACGTTACCAACCACTTTGGTTACTACGTTGTCTGGCATGATGATTTCAGTCATACCAGTGCCCCGAGGAACGGTTAGTGCTGTTTGCGCAACTGACAACATGCTGTATGGCACCATTACCAAGAATTCCCGCGCCGTTTCGTTGATCGGTTCACCCTGATCGTCTTTAAGACTGGTCAATTGGGTAATCGATTTCGATACAGCGTGTTGAAATTCTTCTACGCTCGGTGCGGCAGCAGACGCGCCATGCACCGTTGTAGGTAACGCGCTAATGTCAGTCGTGATCAGGTTTGACTGGGCACCGCTGCTGCCTTCTTGGTGATCGGTGTCGAAAAAGTACTGCCCGTCGTAGCAAAGCTGGGTTTCGCCATTAAGGATGAGCACCGACAACAAACGGGCCCAATGAGTATTGGTTCGGTCTGCTAGCTCACCAATGCGAACTGCAAGCTGGCCTGTTTTGTCGCGACGCAATTCACGAACCAGAATTTCTAAAGTCGCTTCAAAGTGCAGGTTTTCAATGCTGAGTTCAGCAGAGTTAAAGCCTTTAGCGTGGCGACCACCAATCCACTCGCGCAGTGTTGGCACCATACCGATCCAAGGATAGGTTTCTAACGCTTGGTCTGAGTCGAATAAATTTGATACAGAATCAATCCAGGTGGTGCCTGTGTTCTGTTCCAAAATCTCATAAAACATGCCGATAATGGCACGGCTCGAAAGTACTTCAGCGCCCATGGGGGAGCCTCCTATAAAATTAATTTGGGGGTTAAATTACCCAGCGACTATTCCGCTGGGATGATTGGCTGCGCTGCAAACTTAATAATGCCAACACCGGTACTAACAAAGCGGTGAACATGGCCAATCAAGCTATTGCTGCTGGCTGTGAGCGTAAAAGTGCCGTCTGCACTGGCGTAAACCAGTTTGTGAATGTCGGTAGCGGCTAAGCTGCCAACAGCAAGTTCTGCTTTACCCTCTTCACGCACTCGTACACGAGTAGCACTTGCGGCGCCGGCTGAGTTGTCTGCTTGGCGGTCTGCAAAGCCAGCGAACTGGTCACCAGCAACCAATGCACGAGCCAAACCGGTGCCGACAACGATGCCCACTGCTGAGCCTTCAAAAATCTTGGTGGCGGCTGCCACTGGGATTTCATTAATATCCCCAGTCTCGTAAGAACGGGGGGTGTCTTGAGTCAAAGCCATGGTGTTTCTCCTGTGGCGTTGTGGTTGGTTCCAGCGTTATTGCTGGGTTTATTTAGCCAGGCGTTTGACCTGACCCCCTTCTTCAGCCTTGCGATAGGCGTGATAGGTTTCGAATTTACCGAACTCTGAGCGCAGCTCTTTGTCGGCATCCCAAGTTGCTTTTGCGCGTTCTTCTAGCGGCGCTTCTGGGTCTTCATCTTTTTTAGCGGCTGGCGTATTTGGTGCCGGCGTGTGATTTACCGGATCTGGTGAGTTAGCTCGTAATTTAGCCAGTTCATCACCGCGCAGCGCTTTTTCTGCTGCAATAACTTGGGCAGCAGCTTCTGCACCGCTGGTAACGCCGTCGAATTTAAGCTTGGCGATAAGCTCTTCATGACCCGGTAAAGCAGCAGCTTCTACAGCCTGAATACGTTCACGCTCAGCGGTAGCCGCTGCGGCAGTAGCAGTAGCAACTTCAGCTTTTGCCTCTGTTGCGCCTGCGCTTTTAATGCTGGCAACTAAGTCGGCATGATTTGCCGCGAGGTATTCGCTGGTGATCTCGGTGGCCAGCACCGATTTAGGGTTTTGGTTGGTAGACATGGTGGTGACTCCAGTTGTTTTGCCGTTGATTTCGGCGATCAGTTGTTCAAGGGTTGATTCGCGGTCGGCCATACCGGCGGCAATTGCGTCGGCGCCTAAGCGCATGTCGCCCTGACCGAAATCAGACAGGACTGTTTCTTCACTAACGCCGCGATAATTCGCGACGTCGGCAATGAAGATGCTGGTGAGTTTGTCGACAAAGGTTTGTGCTAAAGCTCGGCCTTCTGGTGTACCGTAGTCGGGGCGTTTATGTGGGCTCTGGGTGCTTACAATCTCGATTGATCCGGTATCGCGGTTCGGATACACCGTAAGCACACTGCCAATAGAGCCAACGGCACCAGTGCGCGCAATAACAATTTCACCAGCGGCAGAGGCCATCCAGTAACCTGCACTGGCAGCGTTGCCGCCCACATAGGCAATGACCGGTTTAGTGCTGTTGTGGATCATGGCCGAAAACTCAGCGATGCCACTGGCAATGCCGCCCGGTGTGTCCATCATCAATACGATGTGTGTGGTGCGCGGGTCTGCCTCAGCCGCTGCAAACTCAGTCGCTAGGGTCTCTACCGCTGGCCAGCCGTAGTAGTCAGTCATCCAGTTGCTGTAACGAAACACGGGCCAACAATAGGCATTTAACGCTACGTTTTCGCGCTGGGTAACGGTTCGCGTATTTACAATTGGGCGACCAAGGCGACTTTGCAGAGCAGATATGTCGCTGGTTTGATTCAGTGCAATTTCACTGATGGAACGCAACGCTTCTGGCGTAATGGCCCACGGTTCATTGCACAGCAATTCAAACTCCGCCCCGCGGTGAATACTGGGCGAAGATTCAGTTACTGGATCTGACATAATTAATTCCGCTCGGGTAGGTCGGGGTTATTTTTTGGATCACTTTGATCGTTGGGGTCTGGGTCGGCTTTGCTCTCTTTAATTGGGCCGAGTCCGTCTTCCATACGACGCTTATTTTCGAGTGCGAGCTGTTCGTGGTTTTCTTCCCAGTCGCTGCCGTCGTAGAGCATGCTTTCTTTGGCGCGAGTGCTTATGCCAATAGAGAGGCGTTTCTCTGCTGCATTAGCGTCTTTCAATGGGTCTACCGTGCCGGGGCCATCGCCCACCCAAATGCTGCCGCAGTAAGCCCAGCGTAAAAGTGGATCCTTGAAAAATCCGGGGGCGTCTACATCACCGAGTGCAACAGCTTCTTCTAGCCAGTGTTCATAAATCGGCTGACAATATTCATTGGCCAAGAATTCACGGCAACCGCGCACAAATTGCCATGCTTCCATAACGGCAGCGCGGGCTGCGGTGTAGCTTGCGGTAAAGTGTTTAATCAGCACTTCGTAGGGCAGTTCTAGTGCAATACCAACTTGACGCAGCATGGCCAACACAAACGGGTCAAAGGCTTGGTTTGGTCTACCGGGTGTAGCGGTATCTACCTCGCAACCGTCGTCTAACTCGGCAACGATGCCGCCAGTTAGGGTGCCATCCCATCCGCCTTGTCGTTTATCACTGCCATTCGGTGTTTCACCGGTAGCCGCAGACGCTAACGGGCTCATACCACTACCGCCGGGCTTTTTAATAAACACGGCGAAGAAGGCGCTGACTACTGCCGCTTCTAGTTCTGCATCTGTGTAACGGTCTAGTTGTTTTAGTTTTTCAATTACCGGCGCGAGGTATGGCACACCACGGGGCTGGCCCACGCGACGTTTACGGTACAGATGCAGCAATGCGCGCTTGCCGGTTTCAGTAAAGAAATCGCGTTCATCCCAGTGCATGTCCTTCACACCCAGCGCGCCGGGGTGACTGCGCAATATGTGCGCTTTTAGCGGCGCGCCATCGTCGTCACGCTCTATGCCGGCGGTGAGTTTTTCGGTGTCGGATTTACGCTGCGGGTTGCAAACGCGGTCTGCCTCAATAAGCTGCTGACAGGCGCTATAGCGGTGACCGGGACGTTCTTTGTGTACCAATAAGCTGAATACATCGCCGCTGCTTAATACAGAGCGCCACGCCAGATCTTGCAGGCCGTAAAAGTTTTGTTCACGGCAAATGTCTGGCGCGGTGCTTTCGGCGTATGAGCGAAACAGGGCCTCGGTTTTACGCTGCCATGTACGGGTTTTTTCTTCATCCCAACCGAGTACTTCGCGGTTTACTGCGCATTTAAGCGCTAGGCCGGTACCGACCGTTTTTGTAACAACGGTGTTAATAGCGCCACCGGCAATGGGGTTGTTGCGCTCAAGATCACGACTGCGTTCGCGAAGCGTTGGTAAATCTGGTAACAGGTCTGCGGCAGCGCTGCCGTTGGAGGCATTATATTTACTCAAGGTACGCTTACGACGAGACGCACCTGAATAGCCACCCAACGCTTGCAATGCCATTCTGGCTCTTAGACGATTGGCGCCGAGTTCTGGCGATGCCCAGGTAATGACTTTGTCTAATACCGTTGGCTCTGGCAGTTTGTTGCGGCTCATAGCGGCGTGATGCCTCGCAAGGTAATGCCGCGTGGTGTGCCAGACGCTAAGCGGTCAACTTGGTTTTGCCAGTAGTCGATCATGCGGGTAACTTCTGCCGCGTCGGCGTATTCCAACTGACGACCACCAATGCGATAGCTTTGCTTTTTGCTAACCGCAATGCTGGCATCTAGCCACGCCTGCAGTTGGCTTTGTGCTTGTTCTAGCGTTATCGCCATGCTTATTTACCTAGTTTGAGTAAGCACACGTAGTCGGCTACGTCGCCCAGAAACAACAACCCCGCCAGTTGGCGGGGTCTCTGTGGGTTTGTTTGGTTCGTCCGGAGAATCATCCGGTTCTGGCTCAATCGGTACCGGCGCGGGTTCAAATAACGCGCCTTGGCGAATATTGCCTTCTATGGTTGTCCAGTCTGCCTCTGATAACAGATGCGTTTTAAGCGATCGTGCGGCGTGCAGTGCGTAGGTTTCGCAGTCGGTGCCTTCATTGGCTTCACCGGCTTTTTTCTGCCATACCTTTCGGCCATGATGCTTACGGCTTGGTGCTTTGATTTCTGCCGTGATTTGGCGCCAGTAGTCGGGTCGCACGGTGTCGTAAAAGTGCATACGTCCGGGGCCAGATCCCTTAAGCGGTAAGCGACCTTCAATCCATAAATCTTTTGCCCGAGACGTGCCGACAATGTAAGGACGCAGCCCGTATTTATAAGCCTTTTGCTCATGGTCGGTGTCTAGCGCCTGACGCGGTGGACTGAATATTTCACGGCGTTCATCGTCGCGGGTGTTGGCGCGTTCACTCGCGCCTTTTACTGCCATTACGCCTTGGTGCTGGTATTGCCGACAGAACGCATAAGCTGCGTCTTGAGTGGCGGTACCGTCTGAGGTATCTAGCGATATCGCAAGTACGCGAAGTTTTGCGCCACTCTCATGCACTATCGGGCTAAATATTCGTTTGGCTAGGTCTACCCAAACACCCTGACCGGGCAAAGTGACTTGGCCAAATATTTCACCCCAGTAAACCAGCCAGCTTTCTTCGCCACGGCCCCATGCGCGAATGACAATTGCCACGCGGTCATGCTGTACGTCGACACCGGCGGTAAGTACTAAACCGCCAGCCGGTACGAATAATTCTGGGTAACTTTCTGCGCGCTCTGCCAGCTTGTCAGCGTCTGGCAAGTCAGATTTGTACTCGTAGGCGCGGCCTTGTTTTTGGTTTACAAACTTGATGATCATGGAAAGATCACCTTGCCGCGCTCGGTGTTCAGCGTTGAGCTGTTCCCGAATTAAGCCGGCTAAAGTGGTGCCTTCCATGCAGGCATAAAGTTCGTTGAGTTCTAAAAATCCAGCGCGACCGGCGAAGGGCTTGGTTTGCACCCATCCACATAATGGATCGCCACGTTCTACCGCGTTGAATACGGTGTTGCGTATGTTTTCGCGGCGCTGGTAGTCGTCCCACATTTCACCGCAGTGTGGGCAGGAATAAACCGCCGTACTGGGATCCACCTTTCCATAAATTTCGTGGGGTAGTTCGCCCTCTGGTATGTCCAGCGCGCTTATGTGGGCAAAGTCCAGCACATGGCCTTTGCCGCAGCCATTACAGATAATTGGGAGTACTCGACAATCTGTTTGGGCGAGGCGCGCTTCTGTTTTACTAACGCCTTTAATGGCTGGCGTACCACCCACCAGCATCTTCGAGCCGGGGTAGCGTTTGATTCGCTCTTCAAGCAAACCGATCGCATCGCCCTGCCCCTTTACATCGTCGCTGGTATCGTCTGGCTCTTCGACAACGGCCAAACCAACTGACGATGTAGACTTAACGTTACCCGGTGAATTAGATGCGACCAGTTTTAAGAATCCACCAGGGAAGTTCTTATGGTCCCATCTATTACCGCTTACCCTGCTAGTCGATACCGGCATCAGCTTCGCGATGGCTGGGTTATCTTCTACCGTGGGTTTTAGTTTTTCGTCATGAAAATTCTTACCGTCTTTTTCTTTGGCAAACAGCACCATGATCGGACGCGGCAAGAAATGTATAAATTTAAAAATGTAGCCGATTAGAAAGTAAGTCCAACCGATCTGACTGGCTTTCATCAAATCGACTTCGTCTACGTCTGGATCATCCAGCGCAGCGGCAACCCCTAAAAAATAAGGTGTATAGAAAAAATCATACAGGCCGTGCAGCACACCCGAGACCGGCGGCAAATAGAAATTCTTTTGAATATACTCAGCTGTCGCAATTTCTTGCTGAGGCAAAAAGTTATTCGCTGCCTCCTGTAAGCTCGCGGCCAAGTTTTCCCGCGTAGCCAGCAATTCGCTCGGTTGTAGCTCCAGCAACTTTAATCACCAATGATCGATCAATCGTGAGTTTGTTCACGCTTTCGATTTCCTGAATAAGTCGCTCAATACCGCTGCTATATTCCCGATTAGCGAAGGCAGCCCAATCACACAAACAATGCTGAGCGTCAGCCGCCGATACCAACGACCCTAATTTTTCGTTGTAAGCCAAGCGACCGTTTGCCGACTTAACTTGCATGTCTTCTAGTCTCGCCGCGTTCAGCTCTTCAATCATTGAGCCGCCACGCCCTGCCGCCTTTGCGCGCAGATCGCGAATGTAAGCAACGCGAATTTCATCAACGGTTAATTTTTGCCAATCAAGGCCAAGCGCCTTCATCACGTCACGCGCATTGCGATCGCTCATGTCTAAGTGGCGAGCAATTTCACGCTGTGTCGGCATATAAAACCCAAACTAAAAAACACTAAATGGAAGGTAAAACACTGCTATACAAGGGCTAACGCAAAGGCACCATAGAAGCGGAACCCCCCATACAAATTTGAATCTGCAAAAAGATCGGGGCCCGAATTACCCCGTTGGCCAGATCTGCGAAAGGACCCATTGTTTTTGGGTGAAGGCACCCCTTGACCGCCCTTTGATGGTGCAAAAATCGACATTTTTCGTCATATTCGTGGTCATCGCGACATCTCCCGCTCTAATGCCCTCACAAACAGGGCATCGAACTCTTTCAATGCTGTGCGCTGGGCTACACCATAGAAATCAAAGCGCCGCTTGTACGTGGGACGCTTAACAAATATCAGAATAGGTCGAGTGCCGTTGCCTATGCGCTGCCATACACCCAGTGGCCCAGTGCCATTGCCCGGACGCCCTACAAAGTAGTCAGGCTGGTTGCGCCTGCGCTTGCGGCTTTTAGCTGTGCGGTTGGCCATAAAGCCCGACATACGCTCAGCAGCGCCCAGCGCAGACAGTATTTGTATGATCTGGCCTCGGCTCATATTACCGGCCGCATCCATACGAGCGCGCCTACCAGGCACAGCGTACATATCAGAAGGCATTATCCCGTAATGAATAAGCGCCTTCTCAAAGCGCTTGTGTGGTCGATTGCCGCCATCAATGTGTGGGGTTAAGTATTTAGATGCGGGTATACCAGACGTACCACCAGCCCACTCATCTTTAATCCAAACCTTGGCATACAAGCGCGCTGGTGTAGCGCTTTGCTTATAGATAGACCTCAGCGTCCAGCGTGTGGGCCTATCAAATACCCTTTGAATCTCGGTCTGTTCAGCAGCCTGTACACGCTCAGCTGTGAATGTGAGTGCCTTAGCCGTAGCCATGGGCACCTTGGTACGCTTAAGAATCTTAGCGTCCCGAACAACACGATCAATGTTGTCCCTCATTTCCAAACGCACAGAACTAATTCCGTAGTTCGCGAAGTATGTGTCTAATATCCTCGCGGGTTTGTTTCATGTCTTCTCTAAGCTGGCTCATTTGGTCAGTTCGATTAATCGACTCACTTTCTTGATTAGCTTTAATCGTCGCTACGTCCAGCTTTATCTCCTGAACATCCTTAGTCATTGCAGCAGTCTTAACCTGCAGCGCTGCTGTCGCCTCTTGTTGATTAGTATCAGCCGCGCTTAACGTTGCATAACTAACGCCAACACTAAAAATGACCGAGCCAAGAAAAAACACATTCTGTGGTGTCAGAATGGTCTGTATACGATCAGACATTATTCGCCCTGCATCTGCCGACGATAGAAATATAATCCAAGGCTTGCTATCAACGTTATGATCGCGACATCTGGCGGAGTATCAGGGTCGATAAACAGAACACCTGCGGCACCGATACCAACCTTCGCAATTGATGTGCTTGGCTTAGTGTCATTGTCTTTGCGCGTATCGCGATCAACCAAAATACGTGCGGCCTCGGTAATATCTGGCAGGTATTTAAGCAATGGGCCGATAAGCTGGGCCAGCAACGTGGTCATAGGTTTGGCTCCACAAGTCTTTTAAAATTTTGGATATATTGTTTCGCAGTGCCTTTACCACCAGGCGTGTTGTAATGCTGTTTGTAGTAAGCAGCCTGCCCTTCTAAATCAACTGGCAAAGGCTCTTTCACACGTAAATAATGGACTCGCGCCATAGCGCAAGCGTAGGAAAGGTTTTTAATTAGATTATTGCAATCAAGACCTGCACAACCAGAAGCACGAAACACCTTAGCTGCCAACTCAGGTCGATATTTAAGATATTTATTAACTATATCGCTGTGTGTTGCTGGCTCCATCTGCCACAAACCCATTGCAGGGCCACCACCAACCTGATGAATAAGCTCAAAGCTGCTTTCTTGTGCAGCCGTGCCAAGCAGTAGCATTTCTGCATGCTCACTATATGCATCAAGCTCACGCAGCACTGGGCGAACCACATACTCCCGTAGCTGTTTCACATTGAGCATACAAAACTCCAGAAATAAAAAAACCCCGCAACACTTCCGTGGGCGGGGCTGAGGGTGCAGGCTGGGTGCGACGCCAACCAACTGACAGAGTTATACAACAATACACGCTTTTTACACCTCTACCCCCAATGGCGTAAACCCCCTATTTTCGCCATTTGCGTCTATGGTGTGTGCAAGGTGTGTGGTCATAGAAAAACAGCTAAAAAAATAATAAATAAATTAAAAAAACTAACCTGCGCGCTTCAACCAAGGCAGCTCAACCATCAGGTTAGGCTCAATAGCGCGATGCAATTGGTCTAGCTTGCTGTAGTACGTTGTTTCAGTTCGCCAGCCCATTCGCTTCATCTGGCGCGACACAATCGGCATAGGATCCGTTAGGTACCTAACCCGCGCCAACTTCACAAGCTCAACACCCGCCGCGCCCATACCGCCAATCTCGGGGCTTTGACGCATGGCAACTAGCGCTGCCTCTACCGCCGCACCCACAACGCCAAGATCACCGGTATACAAAGCCCTACCGCCTTCACCGCCCGTACCTACAATCATCACACCCTTGTTGGCGATAGCCGCACCCAGTGGGCATTGCAACGATGCCGTACCGTGCCGTCTAAACTCGTCGCCCCAGGCAATCAGCGCCACTTCAATCGCATTAATCACTGTCATTACTCCCCAAAAATCCAACCCTAGTAAAATCGCTCAACCCTAGTAAGACCCTAGTAAATTATTTTCTTTATATTTCATACATTTATATGTCATTTACTAGGGTTACTAGGGTTACTAGGGTTGTTTTGCCTCGCGTAGAGAAAAAAACGCCTCAAATATCGCTATATTTACGCGTGTGCGCGCGCGTTTAACCCTAGCAACCCTAGTAAATCGGAAAAACGCCCCGCAAACCCGCGTGAATGCTGCACCTCATTTACTAGGGTTGAAAAAACCAACCCTAGTACAACCCTAGCAACCCTAGTAAATTCAGCTCCCATATGCGCCACTTCCCGCCGCTGGCGCGGTAAAGCACACGCTTTTTTCCCATTTTTCGGGGTGCCAGCCGGCTTTTAATGCCTCTAACCGCCACTCATGCACGTATTCGCCCACTTGCCTTGCGTCATTCATCTTTAAATCTTTAGGCGGGCACGGCTGAAAGAAAATAGATCGTCGTCGTTGATTGTTTTCATCCATCCACCCAATTTGGCTTTCAGACTTCGCCAAATCTTGCTTGGTAGACATAAACAAACCGAACTTGGTGTCAGACAGCGAATGCTCTTTGAGCTTACTACACCACTCCAAGAACAAGTCGTGCAAATCCTGCGTGCGACACAGCGTAAATGGTACACCCAGCTCGCCGGTACGCCACTGATTATAAAACGTCTCCCAGCTTGCTCTACTCAGCTCAACGAGCCGTTGGCGCGCTGGTGTATGCGGTGGCCTTGTGCGTTCGTCAAACTCGCCTACATCGTAATTAAGCAGGTAGTCATAAAACGCGGCAATGCCTCCGTTCTCAAGCTCCCAGCCAATCCGCTTTTGCGCTTTCTCTGGCAGGGTAAGCAAGGGCCATAACACCAACATTCTGCGATCGTTCTCGCCAATGGGCCACGGCATAATCTCATTCGACAGGAAAACAGCGTTCATGTAGTTCGCCTCTTCCCAGCCATTCACAAACTTACTTTCAATGCGCACCGTTTTACCGGTCACCATGTGTTTAATTTTACCCACCTGGTTATACCGCTGGTCTCGGCTTACCACCTCTTCAAACAAACCATAAAGCTTATTGGCCTGCCACGCTGTCCAGTTAGACTCTAACTGAGCCTGACCAACCGTGGCGCCGTAGTCGCCATAAATTGGCCGCATAATACCGTCAAACAGCAGCGACTTACCCGAGCCTTCCATCGTCGAATGCATCAGCACCGCCGTGTCCATTTTGGCCCCCACACGCTGTAATGGCAGTGCCAGCCAGCATGTTAACCAATGCACCGCATCGTCCTGCTTATTGCATAAAAATCGTAATAGGCCACGCATACCCGAGCACAATTCAAGATCGGGGTGCGGGGTAAGAGGTAAACCCTCAAAGGTATTAATGGTGTCAGCGGGTGGCTCTTTCATACGCGGGTCAAACAGTAAATTCTCAGAAGGAATAACCCGCCGCTGATTACTGTTTTGCCACATTGTAAACGTATCACCCAACGCCAACTTAACCGCCGCCGCCGGCAAGCGCAGCCGTAATCGACGGTCATAAATATCTTGCGACCCATCTAAATACACATAGCGCCAAAATACATCGTCGGCATTGCTAACGTCCGACGACTTAAGACGCTTGCCCAGCTTAGCTTCTGTTTCTAACCGTTTAGCCTGGTCAGGATCTATGCCTTTTTTATCTGGCAAGTTGTACCACGCCGTCGCCAGCGCCTTACTTACCAACACCTCAAACCCTGTCTTCTTAACGACAGCCTTGCGGTATAAATCAAATACCTTGGTCTCACCTTCCACCAGCGCAAACCGAGTGGTCACCTTAGCCAGCGTCCACCCCTCCCCGTACCCCTCGGTAGCTGGAGCCGCGCCAAATTCGACCTCGTCTTCAGATGGGGTTGGGGGAAGATCTACATCAGGCGAGCCAGCAGGCCGCACAGTAGGCTCACTATTAGCCGCCTGCAACAACTGAAACCGCACTACCTCTATGCCGTGCTCACAATGCAGGTCATTCCAATCTAACTTGCCGCCGCTCATGCAGCCACCTGCTTAGGCGCATCCGGAAACACCGCCACCAAACCCAACTCATTCGCCAATTCAGTTGCCTTGGTGCGTCCGGGGTTACCTTTGCTTGTTGGGTCATCATCACCGGCAATAATAATTTTTGCCTTGGGGTAACGCTCACACAAACCCCGCACCACCACAGCCATATTACCCACATCAATGGTCATTACCGTGGGCCACTCAGACGCCAAATAAACAGACGCAGCCGTGGAATACCCCTCAGCCACCGCAATCACATCGGCATCATCCACAGACCCTATGCAATGCATACAGCCCTTTTTACGAGCATATTTAGGGAACAACTTAGTGCCATTGGCCGCTATAGACTGAAAAGACCACAACACACCCTCAGCATCTACAAAAGGCACCAAAAACGTGTCGGGCTTCAACATCATAAAACTGTGGTTATCTGGGCGCGGATTCGGCAAATCATCAAAAAAGCGTTTAATGTCATCACCGGTCCACAAATCGCAGCGCTGCAGTTTGTCATCAATACTCAGCACCACGGTGCACTTCATAAACCGCACACCAAACGCCCCAACCTGCTTGCGGTCTAAATACTCACTCTTGCCACGGGCAACGGTAAACTCTGCCAACAAGCGCTGAGTGGCCAACTGCACCTGATGTTGCATAACGGCTAAACGGGCTTCGTCGGCCTCTACCTCTGCTTTGCGTTGTTTGCGACGTGCTTCGTTCTCGGCTTTGCGCTGCCGCTTTTCTTCATCCGTTAACTCTTCTTTGTCAGGCGCCCAACCTTTATCTTTGGCTAAATAAATAACCGTTCCAATAGTGACAGAGCCGGCTTTGACGCCGTTCCAAACTGATTTCGCCGCACCACTATCGTAAACTTTACCAGCTCCGCGACTCCAACTATCCCAATCAGCAAAGCCATCTTCGCCAAACTCAGATTTAACACCGGTTGCCACTTTCACCCAGGTATCACGATCAATATCAGGTGAGATAAAGCTCAACAAATTCCGCAGATCAGACAATTCTAAATTTGGGTAATCAGGCATTGTCAGCCTCACTTTTGCTGCTATGCTCAGATCTTTGGGTTAAGCGCACACGATCAGAAAGGAGCTCTACAGATGCACTCAACAGACTTGACCGAAACCCTTGAACTTCTGCGTAAAGCAATTGATGCATACGACCGGATACCGACAGTAGAAAATCTTCCAGCGCTTCGTCTGCACAGTCGACTACTATCCCTTCACCTAGACATGCATAAACTTCATGAGAAACTTCAAAAGCAAGAGAGCAAGACACGCCCCCCATTGTGAGCTTTGCCTCTGATTTTTTAACAGTCTTATCACCCACGGCCCGACTCCTGTAATTGCTGGCAATACACACAACACTCAACACCAGGTAACAATGCACGGCGCTTTTCAGGGATCTCTTCGCCACATTCCAAACAATGCGGATGATCTACCGCGGGGCGCGCAGCTTTACGCTTAGCCTCTGCTAGGGCCAAGTCCAACGCACGTTGGCTTTCTTCTGCGGCGTAGTCACATAAATCAGCCATGGTTTTCCTCCGCAGATTGACGCGCACCGGCCACAATACCCAGCACCTTGCTAATCACCTCGTAGCCGTAATGCTCAAGCTCTGCCACCTCATGAGCGTCCCAGCGCTGGTCTGCCACGCCGCTATTCAGGCTTTCTACAAACTCACCCGCCGCATTCAGCACCTCGCCTAGTGCCTTTAACGCATCACGCGTGCCCGGTACCGGCGTTACATCAAACAACACCTTGCCACGCGCACGGGCATACGCCTCGTCTATACGCGCATCGTCGGTAATGCTTAACAGGGTTTCAAATTCAGGCAGGGTTAAATGATGTGTGGTATTGGCAATACTCAGTTTCTTCTGAAGCGTGTCGTAATTAGTGACCATAATGGCCGCTATGGCCGTTAAACCGCCCCTGTATTCACGCGCAGCGCAGTACAACGCTTGGTGTAAATCCATCACAGGGCCAGCGTCTGGCATCAAATGGTTTCGACTCATGGCGAAAATTCCCTCATATCGCCGTAGCCAAGACGCGGTGAATCCGCTTATTCTTGAACTGCGGCATGGTTGTGTCGCACGCCTCGGGGTGGACTGTCTGTGGTGGGTGGACCACTCCGAGGCACTTTTTAATTATTTAAGTTAGACCTAATCCGGTTTAACACACCGCTATAGGACGGTTAATGAGCATTCCAAACATCAGTCACCCCACAAAATTTAAAATCAAAGGAATGATTTTTGAGGTGATCTCCCACGGCCAGCTTACCAACGACCAAGCGTCCAAGATTGCGATGCACTTTTACCGCTCTCATAAATTTAAGAAGTCGGATCAAGGCAAATTATTTCAGGTGATGACTCAGTTCGATTCCAATTCTGCAAACCTGCTATGAGCATGTCCTTATCAACCAATGGCAGCATCAACACGGTATCGGTTTCACAGGAATAAATTTCAATCACATCGCCTTCACCTGCTGAGAGTGCTAACCGAATATGCTTATCCATACCTTGCTCCGTCAACATAGTAAACATAGTTATGCGGCCTTACCTATGCCCAAAGAATCAGAAGCTACTTTCTCTGAATGCGTTTTCTCGATTGATTTACCAACGTCATAACGGACTTTCGATCCATTTAATGCACGATAAATTGTTGGCTGGCTGCAACCCACAAGCTCTGAGATTTCACGCTGCGACATTCCCAGCGCAACCAGCTGTTTAAGCATGGCTTTAATTGTCATACGTCACCTTATTCATTTGCGTATTTTTAATACAATACCCGAATGAATTAAAGCTCGCAATACAATATGCATATTTATTCAAAAGAGAATAGGCAGGTCATGCAGAATCAGATCCCAAATCAGGGCACTTGGAGCAGGCTCAAAGCCACGATGGAGAAGCTTAACTGGAGTGAGCAAGAGTTAGCAGACCGCTCAGGCGTCCCACAACCCACTGTTCACAGAATTATAAATGGTCAATCCAAAAGCCCCCGCTACGAGAACTTATTCCGCATTATTAAAGCCCTAGGGCTTGAAGAGAACCCACTTCAAGTGCGCGAAGACACCAAAAGCTATGCGGCCAATACCCTTGAGGGCCCAACTTTGCAAGGCAAAGTACCACTTATATCTTGGGTTCAAGCCGGTGACTTATGCGAAGCCATTGACCTATTCTCGCCGGGCTTAGCTGACGAGTGGCTCAACTGCCCTTTCAAGCATAGCGATAATGCATTCTGCTTAAAGGTAGTCGGGCTAAGCATGCACCCCGAATACCGCGAAGGCGAGATTATCCTTGTTGAACCTGCTCTTGAGGCAAGACATGGCGATGACGTAGTAGTTAGGACTCCAGAAAATACCACCACCTTCAAACGGCTACACGCCTCAGATGACGGCACCTATTTAATTGCATTAAACCCAGACCTAAAAAACCGCATTATTGAAATACCCGCAGATACCGTCTTTTGCGGCGTAGTAACCGGATCGTGGACTAACCGAAGAAACAAATAACATGGCAAACGGACATAACGACTCGCATGCCGTTTGCTTATTTCATTTTGTTGCTACTAATACCTGCTTGAAGCACCCACAAAAATTCCGCCAAAAATACCCGTGACTATTAGAAAGATGACGGTAAGAATTATCATCGCCGGAATAGAGGCAAGCGCCCATTTCACCATAAAAGAAACCATAGATGAGAACGACATTTGAATATCAGTGATGACCACCCCATTAATGTTTTCTTGATCTACCTTTATGCCTGCAGACGTTTTTGAGCGAGCTACGCCAGCGCCTGAGAGCTCATTAGCGTTAACAAACCAATCGTCCCCCACCTTTCTGCCGACATAAAATCCATCGCGAATCATATCAACGGCCTTTGCCGGCGTAATCCCTTTGCTTCTTGCAAAGTCGTTAACTGGGATCATCCCTTCTATTTTTTCTGGCATACCCTTGCTCCAATTTAATTGTCATTTATAGCTCACCCGCCGATTTACAGGCTGCATCTGCAATCCTATCTAATTAGGAAAAGTTTGCAACGATGCGGTAGGCAAAAGAATTGGACATCAACGAACGTTAATGTCCTGTTTGCGTGGTAAGCAGATGATCACGAAGCGACTAAATACACCCATGCATTAAAATAATTCATTTCAGTATTGATTTATTTAATTCATTTACGTATCGTTGTGTTGAACCCACCCACCACACAGGGTCAACACAATGAACCAGACACAACCATGCCGTATTTATTTACACCCCACGGCGGCCAATAGCCCTGAAAAGATTCAGGCCGTTATTGCGCGCACCGGCTTAGCCGTTGTTATTGGCGGCAACAGTAAAGCCGCCGCCTTAACCCCCGCCACTATCTCAAGCAACGATCAGGACGATTTTGGCCCTTGGGATGGTGCCGCATGATGCTAACCCCCACACAGCGCTCACAGCAGCGCATTAAATCACTGCTCTTGTCGGCGTCATCTATTGTGGTGTGCCTGTCTAGCAACAACGCCACTGACACATGGGCACTACTGGCGCAGCTAGACATACAGCGCTCGCCAGAAGGTATAGCCCTGCGCCTTACCTGCCAAGACACCGTGAATAGCATCAGCATGGCTAACACGCCCTCACTCTGTGATGACGTAATTGGCTGGATAGAGAGCTGTGCCAACACCGAAACCTATCAGGAGGTGGCCGCATGAACCCTCAACATCAAGAAAAAATAAACGCCCTACTGCTGCTGTGCATGCAAGTAACAGCTGAAGGCAAGTGGCACTGTTTTTTTGATTACTCAGGTCACGTTGATTCTATTAGCATTCGCGCTACTGACTCCTCATACCTATGGAATGAAGATAATCCAGCCACAGCAATAGAAGCCTTCAAGAGTCCACATATCAGGCTATATACACGTGAATTCGTCGATAACTCTGAGGTCGATCGCATCACCCGCGTACACGCCGAGCTAGATGCCGCCATCGCCTTGGTACAAGGCATCCTCAAACAGGAGGTGTGCCATGCCGCATAAATACACCTTAGGCGCCGCCGCGAAAATGCTTGGCACTGGCCGCAACCGCCTGACCGCACAGCTTAAACAGCGCGGCATTCTCGACCACAAATGCCTACCCAAAAAGCAAGCCGACATCGATGCCGGCCGCTTTGCTGTAGAGCTAAAACTGCACACTGGCAACCCAGCGTGGAATCAGGGTAAAGGCCAGCTTTACCACCAAACCCTAGTGACCCAAAAAGGCCTTAGCTGGTTAGCTACATTACTGAACGTAAAAGTAATACACGCCGACGAGCAAAAGGAGCGCGCCGCATGATGCACTTAATAGACAGCGCCAAAGGTGCATTAAAGCTTTGCCTGCTGCACATGCAACACCCCAGCGCAGTAGATGCGGCACAGGTGCAGGCCACTGCGAATGAAGCCATTGAACGGCTTGATTTAATAGCCACCAAAAACCAGCTAGAAGAAACCTATTCAGCCGTGCGAGCTGTTATACCCCAAAACCTTCGGCTGGCCGTGGCACCAAGCAGCGTAAACGGCAGCTGCTGCGACGTTTTTATTTTTGACTTGAAGGGTTGCATGGGTGTTTACACCGGCAAGACCCCAAGCGGCATAGCAGAGTTCTTGCGCCTCAAATTCACGGAGGCCGCATGAACACCCTCGAACAGCTTCAGCGGCGCTACACAAAGCCCTACCTCACCCTAGAAGAAGTGCGGGCAGACCACCTGCCCCACATCAAGACCGACAGACACCTACTGCGCTTGATTAAAGAAGGCGTGGTAGATCTGCACCCCTCGCGGCTGCACAACTCAAACCGTGCACCGCGAGTGGTTTACCTACCTGACCTAGCGCACTGGCTTAACGCCACCATAGCTCAGGCCCACGCCGCTTAGGCACCCAACCAAGGAAAGCAACCATGAAACCAACTGACCCAGGCGAAATGATCGCCCATTTAAACGCAGGTGTATTTGCTCAACAAATCGGCACAGCCTTATCTGCCGTGTCAGCCGCAGTTGTTAATCACAGCAAAAAAGGCCAAGTAATAATAACTTTGGACATGACGCAAATTGATGGCAGCCACCAAGTCAATATTGCACATACCCTGTCAGTTACTGAGCCGACCAAAACGGGAAAGCGTACCGAAATTGGCACACGAAAAACCCCCATGCATGTCACTTCAAATGGTCTGCAACCGTTTCCAGAAAACCCCACCGGCGACATGTTCAAAAACAAAGAGCCGTCGTCTCAATCACAACCAGCAGAGCGCCACTAAGCGCGCTCAACCCTCCACCCACCACAGGATTTAAACCATGTTTACAGCAGAAGCCTTAGACAAAATTACCTCAGCGTCATTTCTAGCCGCCGGTAAATCACTAGTTACCGATGTACCGGTTGCAATCATTCCCCACGGCTACGACATTAAAAACATTGAACACCTGCAAGATCAACGCAGCCGCTTTCGGGGTGTGCTCAGCACCCAATCGCTACCAGATTTTTGTGATTACGTTATTGACCAATCTACCGCCGCGAACAAAGTACCCACCTTTGTAGACGCCGAATGCATGGCCGCCGTGGCCATATTCGACCTTGGCGACACAGCCTTACCACTGCATGCAGAGCACCAAGCCAAGCTCATTTTAAAACCCACCGCTGCCTATAACGCACTGCGCTTAATTGCCGGTGGCCGCCACAGCCAACAGCAACTGGCCGAATGGGTAGAAGACTGGAACCAGTACCTAAAAGTAAAAGACAAAGATGGTGCAGACATACCGATTGGCGTGGCCGTGCAAAAAATCCGCAGCATCACCATCAAAGCCAAATCAGAGGTCACCAGCACGCAAGAAAACTTTGGCGCCAGCCGCTCAGCCATGGACAGCATAGAAGCCGCCCACGCAGAGCAACAACCACACGACCTAATCTTTACCACCAAACCCTACGAAGGCCTGCCACCCTTCGCCTTTACGCTACGCCTCAGCATCATCACCGGCGAAAAGCCCATGATTTGCCCCCGCTGGGTGCAAAAAGAAGCTCAGGAAGAAGAAATCGCCCAAGCCTTTAAAGACGTGCTCAAAAAGGAAATTGGCGGCATTAGCGTACTAACGGTTGGCACGTTTAGTACTAAGTAAAACACAGCAATTTTTATTCAGCGGGCGGCATAGCGTGTCCGCTGAAGCTTGTTGATTTGAACTATTTAACTACAGAGCGAGATTTAAACATGGAAAACCAACATCGAAAAATTAGCGGCTATCGCGAACTTGATCAGGAGGAAATAGACCTGATGAATGAAATTAAAGCACTTGGTCCACAGATAGAAGGGGTTCTTGTAAAGGTAGATGCCCATATTTGTAAACTGAACAAGCAAAGTACGATGGATGAAGCCTTACAGCTCCGCTTGCATCAATCAACGGCATACCGCTTTTTAGATTTGGCTAAGACTGAAATGCAAACAGGCTTGATGTATGCGACGCGCGCTGTTGCGCAGCCTGAATTTTTCTAACGATATTAAGTAGAGACCAGAAGCACTAAAAACCAAGCCCCAGCGCCTCCACCCACCACGTACCGGCGCTGGGCACCAGACACAACCACTGAGCTTAATCGGAGCCGCTATGAGCGAAACAATAGGCAATAAATTGCGGGGTATGGAACATGCCCGCAACGCACACAATGAAAATATCGCGCGTATTACAGCGATTCTGCCCACGCTAAAAGGGCCGGAAAAATTACGTGCAGAAAAAAGCATCGCCAACCTTAGCACCCAAGTGCGCGAAATAGACAAGCACCTGTTCCGCTCTGAATGCACAAAATTCAGCGGGGTGGCGGCATGATCTTATTTCAAATAACCATGGCCCTAACCGTGCTACTCATCGCCATGCTTGTCTGCCGCACAATTGTAGACGGCTGGCCAATAAAACCCAAAGTCATTGGTAAAAATTACCTGTCACGGTGGCACATCATTCCGCGCAACCGCTATTTTAATATTTACCTGCACAAATTTGTCGGCAGCGACGACGATCGCGCACTGCACGACCACCCGTGGCCCTCACTGTCATTCCTGCTAGCTGGCGGCCTTGCAGAAATAACCGACGAAGACAAAATAGCCGGCTGCCAAACGGTAAACTACCCGCGCTTTTTAAGGCCCATATTCAGACGCCGCAGCCACCAACACCGGCTAATACTGCTAGGTAACAAACCCGCATGGACCTTATTTATTACCGGCCCACGCAAACATTTTGCCGACGGCGTAACACCGCGCTGGTTCTTCTACTGCCCGAACGGCAGAAAGCCCTGGTACACCATGACCACACCAGACGGGCAGCAAAGCGGAGGCTGCGAGGAATGATGCCGTTTGCCACATACCGCGGAACCAACGATGAAGACGGAAAGTTTCTAAAGCTGAATCACCCCGGCCACAGACACTTTCGGTACCGCGTAAATATGTGGGTAGAAACACCAACCGGCGCACGCCTAACAGACGACTACACCAGCAAACGACCTTGCCGGCCGAATGACTTGCTAGAGCAAACCATCACACCAGCAGTAGACAAATTAATTAACGAAGCCAAGAAAGAATACGGCGGCGTAAGTCGCTACGGCTTCAATTGTTATAAATGGGGTTAACAAAATGCATTTGTTAGAAGAAGTAAAAGCAAAAATAATATACCTCAGCTCCTGCACTGCAGCTTACCTGTTAGCGCACGCGGCGTGGTCAGCCTGCGACCACCGCAAACTACCAGGGCCAAGCGTATTGCAACTCAGCGCAGCACTAGATCACTCAAATAAAGAACTTATCAACCAGCTGCAGCGCATAACTGACCAGCCAGACTACAGCAACCGCGACCAAGCAGAAATGCTCCGCTGGCTTAACGACCACGGCTATACCGCCTACATCGCAAAGCAACTCAAAACCACTAAAAATAAATTAGTGGACTGGAGCTGATCATGAATCTCAACACCCAGTACCAACTCAACTACGCCAATAAAATTCGTGTGGATCTGTTCGCTGGTGGCGGCGGCGCGTCTATCGGCACCGAAATGGCTACCGGTATGCCGGCTGATATTGCCGTTAATCACAATGACAACGCCATCAGCATGTATCGCGTCAATCACCCGCATACTAAGACATTTCAGTGCGACGTTTACGAAGTAAAACCACACGAAGTAACCCAAGACAGAGGCGTGGCACACTTGCATGCAAGCCCAGACTGCACCCATCACAGTCAAGCAGCAGGCGGCCAGCCTCGCAGCAAAAGTAGCCGGTCATTGTCTTGGGTAATTGCTATGTGGGCAGGTCAAGCAAAGCCCGACCTGATCACTATGGAAAATGTAAAACAGATCAGAAATTGGGGGCCACTGATTGCGAAGCGATGCAAAATGACAAAGCGCGTGATTAAACTAGACCGCAGTGTTGCTGCGCCAGGTGAATACGTCCCCGTTGACCAACAATTTTTAGTGCCAGACCCAAAACGCAAGGGTAAAACATGGCGCCGTTTTATTCAGCACTTAAAACGCTTAGGGTATGACGTAGAGCATAATTTATTAGTCGCTTGCGACTATGGTGCCGCCACCAGCCGTGAACGTCTTTTTTTAGTTGCACGCTGCGACGGACAGCCTATATGCTGGCCCGAGCCAACACATTTTAAAAACCCAAAACGCGGTCAAAAACGCCACCGCCCCGCATCAGATCACATCGACTTTTCACTGCCGTGCTCATCAATTTTTGATCGCGAAAAACCCTATGCCGACGCGACGTTGCGCAGAGTAGCCAAGGGCGTCATCAAAGAAGTACTGAACTCTGCCAACCCGTTTATTGTGCCGATCGCAAACTGGTCCAACGAAGTGATCCACAATATCAACGACCCGCTACGCACCATTACCGCTCAACCAAAGGGCGGCAGCTTTGCCGTGGTGGCGCCAACGCTTGTTAAATTCCGCGCCGATCATATCGGTCAGCGCATTGATGAGCCATTACCGACGATAACCGCTGGCGGTAATAGCAAACGCCCTGCAGGCGCGCCACATGCACTGGGGCTAGCTTGCGCAAACCTCATCGAACTTAGACATAATTGCGATTCTCGATCAGTAAATAGCCCGCTATCAACCGTAACAACTAGCGGGGGTCACCACGCTTTAATCGAATGCACCCTATCGCAAGACGTGATTGAAGAAAAAGCCCTGCGCGTGGCTGCATTTTTAATGTCTTATTACGGCAGTGGGGGCAACGCCTCATCACTACACGACCCAATACCCACCATTACCACCAAAGACCGCTTGGCCCTTGTGACGGTTCACTTTGGTGACACGTCGCTGATTCTCATCGATATATGTTTACGAATGCTGCAACCAAAAGAACTGTATGGCTGCCAAGGCATGCCCAGCAATTTTATATTTGACCGCGGACACGATGACCGCCGCTTCACAAAATCAGCCCAGGTAAAAATGGTAGGCAACAGCGTTTCGCCCTACCCAATGGCCGCACTTGTTCGCGCCAATCTGCCAAGCACCTCAATGCTAAGGATCGCAGTATGAAAACCCTATTCCTACTCATGGCTCAATACAACGGCCAAGCAATCATACCGCTGGCCACCATCTGCGCGGACTACTTCAGCCACCTCACACCCGAAAAAATGCAGCGCAAAGTGCTGGGCGGCGAAATAGACCTACCCATCACCCGCATAGAAGGCAGCCAAAAAGCCGCCAAGGGTGTGCATTTAGAAGACCTGGCCAAATACCTAGACGACCAGCGAGAAAAGGCCATCACAGAGAATGACAAACTGCATGGCCGTTATGAGAGGGCATCATGATACCAAGCAAAATTGAGAGCCTTGTAGAAGCTATTTACCTAGAAGCACAAACACAAGCTTTGGCCAAACTGCAAGAATCGGAAGCCTTTTGGGAGCAACTAGAAATCGCCACCAAAAAACGGTTAGAAAGAACTTGGTTCTTTTTCTGCAAAGACGTCAATGGCGAGCCAGAGCTTTATATCTGCCCAGGCGATAGTGGCGATCCGGATGAAGCTGTAACTGTAAGCTTTGCAGAAATGGTAGAGCGCGAGTTATCCGAAGACCCTGAGCACTTAGAATTTGTTGCAAAAACACTAGAGAGCGCTGCCCTGAAGTTTCGCGAAAAATTGAGGATTAATAAGTGACTAAAAAAGCTTGCGTTGTTATCTGCGGCGGCCCGTCCAACGACGATGTGCAACGCGTAGTAGCGGCATTATCGGAGCACCGTATAGCGATGCAAGACGAAGTGAACTCGATGCGGGAGTTTAAGATCACACCGCACCCTCCCGTCGATATTGAATATGTTTCACCGCGCACAACCGCTCCAGCATACGGGCCGAAAAAGAAGCGTGGCAAGGGCAACAAGTACCATAGAGTTTAACCTTGCGTGTAAGCGGTGGCGAAGCCATCCGTCGCAGTGAAACGAAGCGAAATTAATACGGTTGTTATGGTGGATTTATGAAGCGACACAACTTGAAGATATTAAAACAGTATTACGAACAGCAGGTTGCTGGGATTAAAAATTTTGAGTTACGACGGCTGGACAGAGATTTTAAAATTGGCGATGAAATCAAGCTAAATGAGATCGCCCCTGCTGAAAAACTTGGCGAATATAAGCCGACTGGAAACTCTTGTTTGCTTCGCATCACTTCGATAGTTGCAGGGTTTGAAGGGCTTGAAGATGGTTACGGTATCCTTGGAACTGAACTGGTGTACGCACCATAACCCTGAGCACACGGGCGAGCACGCAGTGCGAAGTCCGCGTGCTGTGAGTTGTTATGAATACGGAGAAAAGCATGGAATACCAAGAGATTATGTGGGCAGAAGCAAAACCCGATATTTACGGTGGCGATAACTGCGACCAGATTGAACCGCGCTGGGAAGCCTACGCGGACGGTGATATGGATTCAGACACTTTTGATCACCCGATTGAGCTTTGCTGCAAAACATTCCCGCCCGGCACAAAAGTGACTGTTTCTGTGCCCTGCTGCCCTGAGTGCGGACAACAGGTGGAAATGTGCCGCACCGATGATGGATGCGAATTCGACTGGGACGAGTGGGTGCAGAACGAGTATTCATAACCATTTTATTCAGAAGCCGGAGGTCTGGCTGCAATTGTTTGTTAGCTGCGGAGGCTGGTAATGCCAATAAAATATGAAGTAAGGCAGAGTGTTGAATCTGTAAATAAAAGATGGCAGGAAGTTGTTGCGGTTGAGGTTAATGAGCGACTAGGAATGCAGACATTTAAGCGATTAAGTAAAGAGAATCCAAGCGAATATTTTGAGCTTGTTGAAGTGGAGCAAAAAGAGCGCTGCATACATTTCACAAAAGCAAGCAGCTAACCCTTGAGCACACGGGCAAGTGAAGCGCAGCGTAACGCAGTCCGCGTGCTGTGAGTTGTTAAAAAGGCCGGAGACGGATATGACTGAGCAAGAATATTTTGATGATCTTGATGCCAGTGACGGAGTGATTGGCGAATGGCGAGAGTGCTGGAAGTGCGGTGGCGAGGGAGTGAGCGACCATGACTGCGGCGAGGACACGTGCTGCTGCTTTATGCCGGAGGATAACGTGCAGTGCGACATCTGCGACGGAAACGGCGGCTGGTACATAGAGGCCGTTTAACCCGCAGGACAGCGCGTGAGGAATGAAGCGCAGCGTAATGACGATCCGCTGCTACTGATTGTTAAAAAGCTTTGCGAGGAAGTATGACAGACAAACCCATTAGGCCAGCAGCAAGCTACGCGCTGCTTATGCCGGAACTGACCGCAGCAGTGAAACCGCTTGGTTATGCGCTGACACTGCACGGCTCTTTGTGCCGCGATCTCGACTTAGTTGCTGTGCCGTGGGCCGAAGATGCCGCCGAACCGCAAGCCGTAGTAGATGCAATTACCGCAGCGATTGGCGGCTGGCAGCTACACAAAGAACATGAGCCCGCGATTAAACCCCACGGGAGAATGGTTTACTCAGTGCATTTTAGAAACGTAACGGGTACGAGCTTGCCGCAAGGTCACCCGTACATTGATCTTAGTGTGATGCCGAGGGCTTTTTAACCCCAATTAGCAACGGACGTAGCGAAGCGGAGTTCCGCTTGCCTGATGTTGTTAGTGTGCGGCCAACTACGGAGGGAATAAACAATGTTGATTTGTATTTTGATAGGTGGTTTAGCGATGTTTTTTGCCGGGACGGCGGCGCAGAAATATCAAGACACGCACAATGCTCAGTGGGCAACCACAACGGTGATTGAGATGGCAATTGGTGGATATTTCTTAATAGCGGCGATTGGCGCACAAGCACACTAA